GCCTTGTTGTCGCTCGTGTGTATCATCATCATCATCATAGGAGCGAATGGCTGAAAATAAAAATGGTTTTATGTTTGACAACCGGGGGGAAGGTGTGGTATTCTTTCTGATAGTGACATTCACCCCTTGAAAGGACAATCATGGACTACAAAATGGAACAGGCAAAGCTTATCATGGGATCAACGATACTGGCCCTATGCATCATCATCTTATCCTGCGTCTGGCCTGTCGAACATATCAAGACACACCAAGGAGTTGAAATGAAGATTACCACAGGAGAAGAGATTAGAGCATGCCCCAAGGACAATGATAGCTGGTATATGCTGCCCGATGGCCGACGTATCCGGCTAGACGATGGAGCTCTTATTGCCGAGAATGTACGCATCGGCAACGGAGTAATCATCTGTGACGGTGTTGTAATTGGCAACGGTTGCCGGGTCGGTGCCTATGCCACACTAGGGATCAACGTCATACTGGCCGACGATGTGACCATAGGGCCTGACTGTATGCTATTTGACGGTGTGCAAGTTGGCAACCGCTGCACAGTAGGCAAGGGATCAATCATCGGCGACAATATCACAATCGCAAGTGGCATACGCATTGCCAAGAGGTCCCGCATCATCGAATAGACACAACATAGGAGGATTCTAATACCCTACCCCTTGATACACATCATCGGGTAGGGTTTCTTGTACCTACTCTGTACTATATACCTATGCTGTATGAATGGTATATGACCTATACCCCACCTATCCGATATTAATCGTGTCGGAAAAGGGTACTTTTTAGGATTTTCCCAATTCCATACTCTATCGGTCCCCTCTGGCGAGCGAGTCACATTTTCGCCGGAGAGAGACTTTATCTTATTTAAGAGACATTTAGACCCATGAGCATGAGTGACATAGGATGGTCTACGCTCGAAGTTCCAAACCTTAAACATATATAGAGTTATACGTGTTATACACAAACCCATATAAATTTTGACTTATTTGGATTGATTTGACATTGATTTTGGACAGAAATGAAAAAATATGTCTGGAGAGGGTATCTAGTCATTGTAACACTCCACTCTTAGTTGATCTGCAATGTAGTTCCCGAAAGCCTTGCGTATGCGTTCCCTTGCTCTCATTGATGCCATTGTCGAGTTCCAGCACTTCACATGGGGGGACTTCCAATTAACCACATCATATCGCCCTTTCGATGTAACATGAGTAACGGCAAGATCATAGCCAGCGACGGATAAACATGTTAGATATCGCTCTGTCACTTAGTCATTCTCCTAATTCAATCTCACAGTAGTATTTACAATCACGTTTTGGTAATGCATTATGAGGATAGACATCTTCAAAGTCTTCTACTGTCCAGCACTCATCCCCCATATAGCCATATTCATCCCGCCACATGTTTGCAGCCTCATTTCCAAGCCCTTGTATCCAAGGTTTCCTACGAAAGAAATTGACTCCACATCTATCTCTACATAGCCAACCTGTAGTATATTTATTCATCAAACCACCTTAAGTCCCATCCTTGATTCCATAGTAGAAACAGTAGGATTAACAGTATTAGGATAAAGCTCATAAGTCTATTTCCGTCTTATATATATCATTTAGATCGGGTAAAGGATTTGGATACTTATTCATAAATTCTTCTTCCGACCAGTTCCCTAACAAAGTTTTTAATGGATTCTTTCCATACCATAGACCAATGAGTTTACCCAGTTTAGGTTTCACCTTAAAGAAGGTGATACCCAGATAGTCACGACATAGCCATCCTTTTACTTTACTCAGCACAACCCCACTCCTTTACAAGTTCATGTTTCATCATTTTATTAAATTGATTCCACTTTTGTTTATCGGGTACGGGGTATACATCTTTCACAACCTGAATAGCATCATGAGCACATTCTAGATAGGTTGTGTACTTCTTTTTTGATCCCACTACAACAAAGCAGGGCGATCCTTCTATTTTATGGTGAATAACATCAAAGTAATAACGGGGATGCCACCCATTGATATTGCATCCCCGATTCTCAAGGTAGATTCTTGTAGATTGTTCGATCATGGATTCAGCAAAGGGGGTATAAACATACTCAGTTCCATCAGTCCCCCCCTTGATAATCCAACCATTATGTAGTTCACTATACTCTAGTGTAACCCCATCAAATATTCCAAGGGGTCCAATCATATTATTTATTTTGACATACATTTCAGTTTTTGTCATGCTCTTACCTTCTTCCATACAGGTTTTCTGTGCACGATTTTCCCTGATTCTATGTAGAAAGCCGATTTTTGGTGATCATTTCTATATTTACCCAACCATCCCACGAATTCCCATCCTTCGACATATGATTCTGGGACATCTGCTGCGAAGCTCCAGCCTGCTTTGTTAGGAATACTGAAACATAAAGCCCCATCTTCAATCAAGGCATCACCAATATACTCAACAGAATATTCTATAACCTCATCGGGCAGTTCATAATCTTTGATGGTGTCGTGGTTGTCTGTGGTGTCCTTAGAGATGGCCAACAACAACTCGGCATCAAATTGGTAGGGGATATACAACTTATATTTACACTCCTTCAACCGCACTAGACATTCTTCGGCAACATATCTGCCATGTTCATCAATAAAATCTTGTACATAACTCAATTGTCTATCTCCTTTATTAGTGTGTTTTTGTTGTTTCATGTGGTATCCTGTGACATAATGGCTTTGTAGTATGCCTCGATGCGAGAAGATGCAAAGAAGCCTTGGTTGTTAAGAAATCTTCGCCGTTCTAATGTGATCCTAGAACAGACTGTGCCCCTAAATGGTCGCTCTAAATACTCCACAGACAAAACATCGGGGTGGTCCCGCAAGGTGTCCATAATAGCCTTCTCTACCATAGCTTTAGCAAAACAGCTCAAAACACACTCAGTCCCCATAGCCCCCTTGGTGATCCAGCGTTTATGGAGTTCACTATACTCTAGTATAGACCCATCACCCACTTCGATGGGTCCAATCTTATTCGTTATTTTGACATACATTTCAGTTTTTGTCATAATATCTACAATTCTATTTTACAAGGATATTTACGACCAACACGAGGGATTACGTTAGGCCCGTATGTTTTGATAAACTCTTTTGGTTTTAATATAAATTCGGGTGATTCGGGAGATTTTTCGTATCATCCCAACAATCCCAAAGATCACTCAAATAAGGTTCTTTTAGGAAAAAAGTTACCATACATTCCCCAGTATCGCCATAGTCCATATCCCGACAGAGCCATCCTTCGACAATTCTTGATACTTTTTTAATCGTTTTCATGTTGATCCTCAAATCTTTTCCAGCATTCTTCTTTTGAACAGGCTGCTTTACATTCCGAAAGAGTAAAGAAGTGTGATCCATGCTTTTCTGCACATTCATCAACAAAGCCTTTGATACTATGGCAGGCTGATTGATCGTGTGTCATGGGGCAACCATAGATTTTGAGTGGTTTTGGAGTCATACCATTCTTCCACTCATCATAGGTACAACCATACTGACTGTAGTGGATTGTTTTTCCATCTTCAGTAGTAACATCATTGGCAGAAACAACATACCCACAACCACTTTGGAATACTCTGGTTACATCAGTTCGTGTCTTTCTCTCTGTGAATAGAGTGTACCCGACAACCTTCATACCTGTGCCCCGACAACAATTACAAACCATTGCCGCTCCATCTTTCTCAGCAAACCCGATGTAAAGACCTGTGCCGTCGCATGAAGAACACACTGTTTTAACTTGTACTTGATTCATTTTATCTCCTTACAGGACGGTTCGGGAAGAGGCTGCCAACGTACTGGGTTAAGATCATCCATCTCCGATTTGTCACACGTCCATTTACCGTGCCACAAGTAAGGCATTCCATAACAGAGTGACCAATACCACTCCGAAGATTCATAAACCCGTTCCCCCATGATTGGTGATTTCAGTTCCGGGTCTTCCAACCAGACAGGGGTATCCATAGGAGGGAGTTCATCTTCAATTCTTTTCCAATTATTCATATTACTCACTAAACATTTTACAGGCCAATAGGATGAAAGCGACAACAAACGCAAATGCAGGCGTAAATACGTACCACAGAGACATTTCTGGATAATATCCTAGTTTTAGGATAAATAGTCCGATCTGTGGAATAATAAAAATTAGATAAAATATGTAGGTAAACATGTTACTCAACCTTTTCTGGCCATGGGCCATAATGAAATGTAGACAAACAAGATTCAGAAACCCGACTAATACGACCCCATGTGACCCCATCACGTTGTCCGGTTTCTAAATAAGGTTCAAACCAATCTAGAAGCTCACAGAGCCCAATAATAGCATTGAGAAATCCATCTTTCTCAACTTTACAACTTGTCTTTGCGTTTAGCTTCATCAACGCTACAACTGAGGGGGACATATAACACATGTGCCTTTGGGCTCTCATCGCTTCTCCACTTTGATCCCAGTAAGAGTACCAAGAACTTCAACGATTCTACCACCACTCTCACCAGCAATAGCTTCCTGAGTCCAGTCACCCCCAACTTTGATGACTGGTACATTTAGAGTATCGGGTAACATAACTAGACACATCTTCCATTTTCTGTATTGAGGATTAACAGCAAGTCCAGATTTACAAACGATAGCCTTAACTCCATTTGCTAGAAGAACAACATCGTTCACCTTGCAATCTGCAAGAAGAATCAGTTTCTCTTCTTCTACTTTATCCACCATTTCAATTTCAAATTTCATTTTAGCCATCATCATTTCTAAGTGTAAGATGCTCATTCAGCCCAAGGACACGCAGTTGAAGTTCCTCGTCTATGTTTTCAAAATAAACAATCTCTCCATCCGAGGCATCAGCAACTAACCCATCATAAACCCATATGTAGTGTCCTAGCCATAGGGAGTCTTCTGGACCAGTAACAATATAAATTATTTGTGTCTCTACGTCTTCTAATAGAATGAATTCTTCCTCAATATTCGGGTTTTGCGGTTCACAATTCATTTCAATCTCCTTGTTCTTAGTATTATACCAGATATATTCTGGATGTCAAGACTTTATTAATTCCAATCCACAATAGATTGAACAGCTTTTCTAGTCTCAAATTCTGCCAAATCATTAGGACTAATTTTAACATACTCTAGATGTACAATATCCCATGCTTTGCTATAACCACCCTTTTTGATACGGTACTGTCCATGAATGATTGGGGAATTATCTTTTGGTTGATAAACAGTCCAACCCTTACGGACCAGTGCATACACGAATTCTGCTACTTTAGTAGAACTCTTATCTTCATGGTATTTATCGAATTCCTCCTTGGTGTATTTCTTCCCCTCGATCCAGTACTCCTTTAAACCCTCAGTATGGATAAAAGCAGGCCCATCAAGACGATGACGCTCCCCGTCTTTCCAATATTCTTTCCCCCCGGCAAAAATCACAGCAGGCCCATCTAGACGATGATATTTACCCTCTTTATACCATGCTTCATACCCACTAGAACCAATATAAGCAGGCCCACCAATGCGATGGGGTTCCCCATTCTGTCGCCATGTTTGATCCCCATCTTCGTTTACTGTAACCTCATACGTTTCCATGTTTTCTCCTTTTTGATACGGTACTGCCTTAGAAGTACTCTTGTCTCCATGGTATTTATCGAATTCTTTCTTGGTGTACTTTACTCCTTCGATCCAGTACGATTTATGCCCACTAAAAGTAGTAGCCGGACCATCCAAACGGTGCATCTTGCCGTTCTTCCACCACGATTCATCCCCATTGGGGTAAATATGAGCAGGTCCATCAAGACGATGCCATAGATTATTCTGCTTCCATACCTGATCCCCATCACCATTGTATACTGTTACTTGATACGTTTCCATGTTTTCTCCTTACCCCATTATACGTTCTCAAAAACATAAAAAGAGTCTTGACAATTAAAAATATTCGGGTATAATGTGTGAAGAATCCGAGCAAGGTGTTTGGAAGAATATAATATTAGGAGATTATAATGGAAAAGTTATTTGTTCATGGGAAAATGATTGATTTTATGGAAAAAGATAATGGGATTAGCTCAACTTTTTTGAAAGAGGCCAAAACTGAAGGATTCATTCAAGTACCGGGGGTTGTTTATGAACTTGAATATACAAACCTATTGAACTTGGATGTTCTCAAGGGGTGCCCCTATTTCTGGTATAGAGAGTACATTGATCTTGCTGATGGGACTATGGCATGGATGTACTTTGTGGAGATGGGATGCTCAGAGCAGGATGCGTGTGTTGATGAATCTGCTGTGGATGGTCGGGATATTAAGACACTACTCGATAAGATCGGTGGACCAAGCGAACACATCTATGGGAGTAGCACTTGGAGATATACTGGGAAACTTATATCGTAGATCAATAGAAGGCAGACAGCTTTGTAAGTATCTCATCGTTTAGAGCATTACAAGAAGGATCGTCCATCATACGGTTAATCCATGGGGGACTATCTGTTTCAATGGATGCCCTTCTTTGCGTAACTTTTGACTTACAAACACTTTGAGAGAATTTCCTATTGCTGTCAAAAGATGATTCGGTCCCCTGAAAAGTTAATCCATAGTCTGTAAAAGGTTTTGGAAGATTCAATTTTTCTCCCAGATGCCTTCATGCGTTCTAGACAATCACCCTGCATCAAATCAAACATTATATCTGTTTCACTTGTCATAATCGCTCCTATTGGTTTTTCATTCTGAATACTTTTAGTTCCGCATCCCAACACCGGGATAGTCGTGCCCCCTTGGTTGGCACAAATTCGAACTCAACCAAAGCCTGCCCCCATAGATTTGTTCTTTTTCTACGAATCCACTGGGGACGCATATCACAAAGACAGCCAGCATTACAGTACCAATAGGGTAAGGGTACTGCTTTAGTACGCATTGCCTGAGTTACTGGGACTGGTTTATGTGTGTGGCCGGAGATGAACAAGCCGTAGGGTACCCCCAGAATGTATCCCTGCATCTCATCAGAGCTTGAATTGGCCTCATACCCATGAGTTAGGGTAATCTGCCCCAGACGGAAGATACCATGCTTTGCATCATGTTCGTACTTACAGGCAGTGTTCCAGTGGTCATAAAGCTCAGGCATATTGTGTCTCTTACGCCAATCACAAAGACCACGAAGTTGCTTATCAATTCGATTGATGGCAATGACATTTTCGTCATGGTTTCCGGGTAAGAAGATATGCTCCGCTTTGGGTGATGCTTCTCTAATCTGTTCGAGGAAGGCATTAGCCGACTCAAATTCATCTACAAGAGAGAAGTCTTCTTCATTGTCCCACCTTGAAGCACTTGCCGCCTCAAGTAAATCTCCCCCCAGAACAACATAGTCTGGTTTCGCTTCTTTAATCTCTTTGATAGCCCACTTTACAGCAGATGCATCTTGTTTGGGGCAATGGGGGTCGGAAAGAAAGATACCCTTTTTGAAACTCATACTTACTCCTATTTAGTCAATTAAAATATATTTTACGAGACAGGCATCGCAACAAAACTTACGGAACGTATACCTTGTACCCTCTACCGAATCAGGGTCTTCAAAGCCGGGGTTATCTGGGATATCCACATCATGTAAACTGGGGAAGTGGGGCATCTTATCGGCAGTCATCTCGGTCCCCATAATAAGAATACATTTGTCACCAAATTCCATTACTCTATTACAATCGGGGCCGTCACATATATTATACTCATGGTTGATGTCAAAATATAAACCGCTTTCCCAATTAAAGTAATCTATCCCGATATTCACTATTCAATCCAACTCAACTTACAATTGGAGCATTGACCGTGTACATGGTGATTGTAAGCACAGGCACAGGATACAACTAATGTATTCTCACCCCCACATTTAGGACAGTCGATTTGACCAGTCCAATCTTTCGTGTTGTCTTTTTGTTCGGTCTTAATTTTACTTATAATGGGGATTGCAAACTCCGTCATGTCTTCTAATGCTTTTTTAATTGCTTCGTAATCTGGTGTCCCAAACATTTCTTTCTCCTTTATTTTAACCCGTATCGTTTGTTGTGTTGCTGTGTGTCGAACGCTACTTGTTCTTTGATCGTCATAGAGTCCCAGAGCTTTAGGAATTCTTCATCATATTGATTTATTTTCTTCTTAGATAATGACTTACGCTTCACACACTTATAGAGTTTAAAGCATTCCTTTATCTTCTCTGGATCAGGATTTGGTTTTCTCATTCTACTTCCTGAGCATTGGCATTGCCTGCCATTGAGAACCCAGTGATTTCCCCATCCTTACACGCCTGCCATAGAGAATCATCCAGTACCTTGACACAGATATACCATGCCCCCTTGGGGATAATATTGTCATCTTTTACCGTATCATCGTCTGCTTGGAAGCTCTCGATGACTGGACAGGGTACAGGGTTCCCCTCATGCATGATTTTGACCACATGGGACTTCATTGCCCAACTCTCCATAGCCTTCCAAATCTCTTCAGGATCGTCCACAAAGTCGCCCTGAGCATCAATCTCATTCACTTCGTAGACAATACCCCCAACGATACGCTTCTCATCATTCTTGATAAATGAGACTTCTTTCTCATTCCGCACTTCCAGAGTCATGTTCTCTTCTTCAGTTTCACTCTTCTCAATAGAAGCAAGCACAACTGTCTCAATAGACTCTTTTGGAATCAAGGCTAGATCATACAGGGGGATACCTGTTTGGCCATCTTGGGGCATCTGGGATGTTTCCTTGCCCACATTGTTCTTAACCACTTGACCCATCTTGTTTTGTGTGATGCTCTCAATTACTTTGTCGATGCAGAAGCCTACCACAGCAGTCTTCTTTGGATTGGTGACAAAATCACCAGCAAGTGAGCATACATTCTCTTTCAGGATCAAAGTAGGTAGTTCTTCAAGGTCGAAACCACGAACCTTCTTCTGGATTACTTTTCGGTCCAACTCAGTGAGTTTTGTTTCCAGTTTCCGCTTCTGGATTTCGTCATACAGGATATTGTACTTACCCATAAAGGAGTCCATCTCAATAGGCTTATTCAAACCCAGTTGATTCTTATGGATATGGTCCTTCCACTTGGCCGTAGAGTCATAAAGCTGGATTGCTACATTCTTTAGCTGTTTAATATCACCATCGGACAATTCACTAAGATTTTCTACACTGATGTCTTCAATTTTCATAATGCCTCCACGTTTGGATTTCCTCTTTCGAGGACTCCATCTAATTCCATGTCATATTCTTGAACAGTCCAATCACCATCATTCATTGGTTTATTGTATTTTATTCTGTCTTCATGCATACTGGATAGGACTGTTTCTTCCTTCGAGTGCAGGATGAAAGCCTCTACAAATGTATTATACATCTCTCGACTCACTAAAACACAGTCTTGTGACTCAATTGGGGTATATTTATGTGCAACAACTTCTTCAATACACTTTTCAATCTCTTCAACGAAGTTATCCTGCTTCACCTTTTTCGTAGCAATGTAATCCTGATACATTAATCATTCCCCAACTCTCCCTGAGCTTCCTCATTCTCCAACTGGGCATCATTTACAGGCTCAGCAGGACGTGAACCATTATCATCCGTGCCCGAAACCATGTCTTTAACATCTTTAGTCTTATTGTTAGCCTCTTGTTCGGCAAGTTTCTCCAATAGTTTCAGGGGTACAAGGTTTTTATTCATAAAGAGATCGTCGCCACCTTCTGCAACAGGGTCTTTACCAAGTAGAAGTCTACCTTCATTGATGGTGCTAAGTCCTCTGTCAATCTGCTTTTGAATTCTGTCTGTGAGCTTATTCAAATCCTCTTTAAGAAGGGCCTCAGTATTGAATTCGATATAGTGAGAGACAGTCTTTGTGGCCTTTAGGTCGGGGAACAAGGGGACCAAGAAGTTGGTAATTGATGATGCAATCTTTTTGCTCCTTGGTACGACCGTGTTTCGATTGAAGTCCTCTTCCTGCAATTTGTAGTTGTCATACTGTGCTTGTTCTAAGATACCGACCTTTACAGGAGGTACACCAAGCACAGAAAGGATCGTATGCCGATTATCAACCCGACCCTTTAAGAAGTCAACATCAACAGGGTTTTTACCAAGATTCTGGTATTCTAACCCCTTACCAACAACAGGAGTCCCCCTACCCTGTCTGGACTGCATCTCAGTCCACATAAGTTGGATATCTTTGATGTCTTTGGGGTTAAGCATTTTATCTGTCCGAAGAATGCCCTCAATAGTACCCTTACGGAAGAAGTCCTTATTCCAACGAACCATCTCAGCCTCAAGCTGGATTTCATCAATAGCAGGCTGGATAGTCCCCAGCCCAATCCAATCATTCAGGGGATTGAAGTACTTGAAGGGGACAATCTCATCAGTTCTGAAATTTGTTTTTTTGGCATACTTCTTTAGCTGGTATATGTAAGATGAAACCTTCCTCACTTCTTTATCCGGTACGGGAGTAATACGAGAGGGTCGAATATTATACAACTCTGCCGGTCGTTTATTCATCCCCCTTTGGTCAACACCCTTATCGTAAACCACTTCCCAATAACCAGTTCCAACGGTATCCAGATAAATAGATAAAGCTTCAAGTAAGTCATATCTTGTTTCCTGTGGATTAGGTTTCTCAAGAACATCGAGAATTGGATGATTGAAAACTTCTTCGTGGGAATCAGGCTCGGTTTCACTGGTTGATTGAGTTATTCTCATCAGCTTTATGGGCAGTCCGGCCAAGACTCTAGCAATACAGCTTGTGCCTGCTTTCACCCAAGGGTCTTTGGAATAGAGGTTAATCCAAGCATCCATCGCACTGGGTGACTCTATGGCAGAATTGGTATAACCGTATCTGTAGTTACTGCTACCAGCAGCAGTCGGCTGGTTTGAATCTTTTTTAATTTTCGCTTTTTCAGCAACAATCTCTTGTGGCATTCTTTTCTCCTAGTATGTCTCGAAAAACTCTTTCATTTCCGAGATTCTGTGTCGTAACACATGATTTGGCCATCCGATTAATTTTGCAGCATTCTCTTTTGTCTCACCAGACATTAAAAGTTTACAAAACTTTCTTTCGTCTGGAATTAATGTTGCAAAGGTGGTCTCTAAGTCCATATTCTCATCTATTTCTCTTTGTTGGTCCTTGTTGTCACACAACTTATACACTTCGTTATGTTCCACAACCCCACTGTACCTTTTAATCCCATAATGCCTGAATGTGTTAAAAAGCTCATTACGGACAGAGACTCGGACAAACTTGTTCATCTGCTTCTCTGTTTTGCTATAATCCATCTTATCCAATAGCTGCCAATACTTTGCAAGGGCTATTTGCAATAAGTCTTGCATATCAATGGGAAGACTATTCTTTCCCCTACAAGTGGCCCACAACTCATTTGTGACATTTATAACCGTCCCCTTAAATACTTCAAAAAGTTCTTTCTTCGATAATTTTTCCATTTAGGTTTATTTTCCTCAGCCAACCAACCTGATAACAACTCCGACTCAACCACACATCAAACAAGACCAAACTAGGAATAACCAACATAATACTAATACTCCTCTACTATATTATACACTATTCCCTGACGAAAATATTCTAAAAATCTATAATTCCCCATTTTATTATACGATCTGGTGGACGAAAAAATAAGTTTTTTGTGTATAGACTTTTAGAGAGGAAATATATGTCTATACGCAAATTGACCGATATCGAAATTGAAGAGGTAAGTGTGGTTGACAAAGCTGCTAATAAACGGCGTTTCTTTTTTGTAAAGAATGATGCGGGAGAAGAAGTTTATTCTATTGAGAAGGCTTCTTCGTTTAAAATTAACATCGAGTCCGACGGTTCTTACGAGAACACCAAGATTCTTATCAATGGTAACGAAACCGACCTACTAGATTTCTACTTCTCCACCTACCAATACAACGAAAACGAAGGTGAAGTAGATTGCAGATACACCACAGCATCCAAGGGTGCTTCTGGTGGTTTTAAGTCTATCAAGACATACATCTTGAGTAAACAAGAAGGTCAAACAAAGGAGCAAGAGATGAGTGAAGCAGATATTATTAAGAAATTCGAGACAGAAGATGGTGTAAAAACCGATCTTGCTAAGAGTCTTGAACTTTTGTCAGAGTATAAAGAGGAATTTCCAAGTGAACTTCAAGAGGCATTGAATCAAGTTGTATCAATGGCCACAACAAAACTTGAAAAAGCGGAAGAAACCGAAGTAGAGGCCGAAGTAACAACCGAAACTGTTGAGACCGTAGAAGTTGTCCCAGAAGTTGTCCCAGAAGTTGTAGCTGAAGCCGTAGTTGAAACAAAGGAAAAGCCTCCTGTAGAAGTAGCCCCAAAGATTGATTATAAGCTACTTGCTGAAAATATTGTCACCGCTCAAGCTGCGGCGGCAACAAAGGAACAGGAAGCAGACGAGAACACAGAAGTTGAAATTAGCCCCGAAGAATTGGGGCTTGGCCTCGCCGAGGTCATTGCAGGAGGTATTACAGATGAAGATGTCTAAAAAGGAACTAACAGAGTTCAAGAAAGCCTTTGCTGAGGGCCTAGAAAGTAACCGCACGACTGAAGTACGCAAAAGTACCCTAGAAAAAGTAGAAGTAACCAAGGAAAACTACTCTTTCTCGAAGTACCTAAAGGGTGCTACACTAGGTGTTTGGGATGGTGCTGAAGTCGAGAAGAGTATGTTCCAGAAGGCTATGGAACAGAATGTAGGAACCGCTGGCGGTTTCCTAGTCCCAACACAGACTAGTAATGAGATTATCGAAAATCTCAAAGAAAAAGCCGTAATGCGACAAATGCCCGGCGTCCGTACTATCAGTATGGATACCGACAAGATGGTAATCACTCGTAATGATTCCCCCACAAGCGTTACTTGGGGTGGAGAAAATGAGACGATTGCTGAGACAACCAACATGGCTTTTGGCGAAGTCAGTCTTGAACTGAAGAAGATGGTTAGTCTACAGAAGATTTCACGAGAACTTCTGATGAATGCCAATACAAGCGTAGATAGTCTTGTAATTCAGGATATGAGTGAAGAGGTTGCTCTTGAAGAGGATCGAGTTATTCTAGAAGGTGTTGGCGGATCACAGCCCCGTGGCTTGTACTACCATCCAAATGTCCTGAATACTGACCTAAGTGGCACTGTTGATTTTGACGACGTTCTTGATGCAATGTATCAGGTCCGCAAGAATCACGATGAGGTCACTGGTTGGGTTGCTAACCCCCGCACTGAGAATACCTTGCGTAAACTCAAGGATGCTGATGGCAATTATATCTACAAAGAAGGTCGTCTGACCGATGGTGGAAATGCTGCCGTTTCAAATCTGTACGGTTCACCCATCCGTTACACAACCAAGTTGCCAATTACTTTACGTCCTGCTGCAAACGAATCATATATGATTGGTGGCAATTGGTCGAATCTCTTGATTGGCGAGAAGCCCCAACTCCGTATCGAAACAACTGATACTGGCGGCGATGCTTTTGCTAAGGATCAGGTTTGGATTAAGGTAATTCGCTATATTGATGTCGCTGTTCGACATCCCGAATCATTCGTCGTAGTCAAGGGCATCCAAGCATAAGAACACCATTAGGAGGTAATAATAATGCCAAAAGGAATTAAGAGTAAAACTCGAACTGTATCACTAAGAAACAACATTGCACTAAGCGATGCTGTTGATGCTATCGGCGTTGAAGCAGACATGGGAACGACTCGTAATGGTCTACTCATTCTGACTTTGGACACGAGTTCCGATATCAACAACGTAGCTTTGTTCACAAGTATTGTTAGTGATTTTATGACTGCCGGAACCGCTGGAGCAACTAGCGATATGGTAATCGTCAAACAAGACACCGTTAATAGCCAGTATACACTGACTGTTAGCTCAGATGGCCTGATTTCTACAATCGCATCCGATGGTATCTATATGTTCAATGTCCAAGACATGAGCAGATATGTGAATATCCAGTATGATGGAAACGTATCTGACATTGTTGGTACTGCTAATAAGCTTACAGTATCTCTAGTCGGTCTTGACCTTGAGCAAGCACCATACGCAGCCGAAACGACTGCATATTAAACTGGTAGGTTGTTGGGTGTCCCCTCTTTGCTCCTTTCTTGGGGGCACCCGATATTTTTACCATGGAGGAAAATAATGGCTACAATAGCAATTGATTCAACACGAGTTGACGGGACTGCGTTTGATGCGTACACTGATGCTTTTTTCATCAGGGATGATATCAAATTCTATCTTGGCGACGATGGCGATATGGCACTTTCTTATGATAGCTCCAACGATGTACTTACATTGGTTGGGCTCTCTGACGTAAACCCCGGTGTAGCAAACGCACTGTACATCTTGGCAATTTCAGACGAAGGGGCTGCACTTAGAGTCCTTGCCGTATCTTCGGGATAATTCGGATAATTCGGATAATTTAGACAACAACTGAACGACAACCCCAGATAACGAATAACTTAGTTATTAGAAAGAGAATAATGAAGATCAAGAAAACTGAAATTTGCAACATCGAGATGGAAGTATCCCCATTCAATTATGTCCGTATCAATGACAAAACGTATAGTGGTAAGGTCACTGATAGACGGACAGAGCATGGGATTTATAAAGCTACATGGGTTGGGGAGAAATTTCTTGTCCCAGAAAAGCTGGCAGAACGATTGAGTTCTACCGCAGGTGAGAATAGACCCGTTGCAAAGATTGTACGATCTGTTCTGCCAGAAAAAGATAAGACAAAAACGAAGGCTTAGTCTTCATCGCATCCAGTAAACACGGTATTCCTGAGCGATCATGGTGGAATACATTTTAAGTGGCCATAACAAGCTGGGTTATATTAATTTATTATTAAAAAACCCATGCTAACGTGTGGGTTTTTTATAGGAAAGTACAATGAATTGGATTATTGAAAATTACGAAACTATTTTTGCTCTGGTTGGTGGACTATTAGTATTTGCCCGCCTTGTTGTAGCACTCACCCCCACTCCTAAAGACAATGAAGCTGTTGAGAAGGCCGCAGGATGGATCAGAGGCATTGCCAAGGTATTTGGCCTTGATATCACACAGGGCGTCAACAAAAAGGGATAACTGATGCAAACGACGAAACAGACAAATGCGGAACGAGCTGCGGCAGAGATCGAGAGTCATTTGAAACGTGGTTTCCACGGTATTCGCATGATGGTTTCTCAGATCGACAAAGTGATTGCCAAAAGTACGAAGTCGGATATCCTTATCGCCCTTGGTGATAAAGCTACTGGCGTTCGTGCCGAGTACCTTGCTGCGAAGGTATACATGAAAGCCGTGAGTGATTTGACTGACGACGATCTGGAAGGCGGGATGTAAGTGAGCCTGATTGCCCACTATAAACTGAACGACGACTTGGCGAGTACCGCTGTAGTTGATTCCACAGGGAATTACAACGGAACCGCTACGGCGAATACGGATACTTTGTCGGCGACTGGTAAAATCAATCGAGCGTTTTCCTTTACAGAGGCTTCTCTAAATAGGGTTCTACTCCCCAATGCTCCGTTTAATACACAAAAACGGGGAACGATTGCCGGGTGGTTTAGGATAGATTCTCCCTATGGTGTTGGAGCGAACGACTTAAATGATTTAGTATGTTATGGCGGAGCAAATGTCGCAACCCCCGGTGTTTTTGTCGTTGGGTGTCGCCAACGAGTCGATAACTATACTGGAAATCGTCTGACGATCATACAACGTAGCAATGGGGGAGCCTCATTTAATTGGATTTACGGATCGACGGAATTATCAGAATCTGTGTGGTATCATGTTGCGTTTGTTTCAGATGGATCGAGGTGGTCCATCTATCTTAATGGACAACTCGAATCTGTTTCCATTTTGCTGGGTTCCAATAACGGAAACTGGATTGGGGATACAACGATTGGCTCACCGGAATTACTGATTGGCGTTGAGGTTTATGACGGTGGATATCGTTCGGATGCAGACTGGACCATTGACGACGTTCGAATCTACGATACAGCGTTGACTGATTTAGAGATTCGAGAGATTTATAATGGTGGAGATGGAACCGAAAAAGAAGATTTCACTGGTGGAAATTTACTTGCCCACTACAAACTAAATGATGACATTGCTGATACAAATGTTATTGATTCTTCTGTTTATCGTTTTGATGGAACCGCTACGGATAATACGGATACTTTGAGTGTCGCAGGAAAGATCAACAGGGCTTTTGACTTCAATGGGACGGATGAGAGTGTTAAAGTAGATTACTCTGCCGGACTTTATAGTGAAATAATTACCGTTTCATTTTGGGCACAGTCAGGCAAGACAGACTATACCAGCAATGGATATATGGTGTCGATGTATGATTTTGCCGGTGGGAACAGAGTGTGGGCTGTACGAGCAGGAGCTTTCTCCAATGCTTATGGATTTGTAATTGGAAATGCTGCTGGTGCTTTTGGAGATTCGGTAGGCATTGGTGTGGCTATAGATTTATTGATGCATCATTGGGCGTATGTTTACAACAACACGACAAAGGCATTGTTGGTATACAAAGATGGGGAATTGGTTTATAGCGACACAATGTCTACATCGTATGCAAATCAAAATTCATTCATTACTGTCGGCGGGTTGGACGGAACTGGTTTCTTTGCCGGCCTGCTTGACGACGTTCGAATCTACAACACAGCGTTGACTCAATCAGAGATTCAAGCTCTCTACGGTTTCGGGCGTACTGCTTTGCCACAAAACAAAAGGCAGCATAATCTCTACTCCTATCTATTGGGATTGGGATGTACGATTTGGCTACCACCGGCCAACGGATCGGAATGGCGAAGCATTGGACCTGTTGAGAGGGTAGGGGTTTCAGCAGGTGGCGTGACGAATAATGTTCTGACGAGCAGTAAGACAAGTGCGACTTTTGATGGTTCCACTGGAGTGGCCGCCCTCGGCACGATTCCGGTGAACGACCCGTTGCAGTTGACCGGAGCTTGTACAATGCTCTGGTTTGGTTCGCCAT